GTACGATAGGTTCAACGATGTCTTCCGATATGTTCCATTGAACGGTGACATCGCTGGTGTTGCTGCGAGAGCAGATGTGACAAGTGAGACTTGGTTCTCACCCGCCGGATTTAATAGAGGACAATTAAATAACGTTGTTTCTCTTGCCTATAACCCTGATAAAGGTTCACGCGATACACTGTATCAAAATGGTATCAATCCAGTGGTTTCATTCCCCGGTCAAGGCACAGTTCTTTTTGGAGATAAGACTCTCCTCAAGAAACCAAGTGCGTTCGATAGAATCAATGTTCGTAGATTGTTTATTGTTCTTGAGAAAGCCATTTCGACCGCTGCCAAGTTTAGCCTGTTTGAACTGAACGACAGATTTACGCGAGCGCAGTTCAAGAACCTGATTGAGCCATTCCTTCTCGATGTCCAGTCCCGCCGTGGAATCACGGACTTCCGAGTTGTGTGTGATGAAACAAATAACACACCTGATGTAATCGATAGAAACGCTTTTGTCGCAGACATCTTTGTGCAACCCACAAGATCCATCAACTTTATCACCCTTAACTTTGTAGCCACCAGAACTGGTGTTGACTTTGAAGAGTTGACCAACTTGGGTGGGGGAAGATAAATACAAGTAAGGAGAATCTCTAATGAGAATTGACGACTTTAAAGATAAAATTGGTGGCGGCGTAAGACCTTCGCTTTTCCGCGTTGGTGGTAGAATTGGTGCGAGCGGTAATGATGCAGCAACTTCGTTCTTGGTGACGGCAGCAGCACTTCCCGCATCAAACATCGGTGAGGTGACTGCACCTTATCGTGGAAGAAATATTAAACTTCCAACATCTCGCACTTTTGAAGATTGGACTATTACTATTCTTTCTGATAAAGATATGAGACTTCGTAGCAAAATGGAGCAATGGCTTGAAGACCTGAATGGTGCAGAGAGCAATACTCCTGATCGTGAAATTGCATTGAACAATGCAACTGATTTCCCAGACTGGTCGGTTGACCAGTTGGATCGATCTGGTGATCCAATTAAATCTTACACCTTTAAATACTGCTTTCCCAAAAGTATTTCAGAAATTACTGTGGAGGCTGCTAATGAGGATCTTGCCTCATTTACCGTAACACTTGGTTACTCTTACTTTATTACTTCTGATGTGAACGTGGGCTACGGCGCACCCGGAAATAGAACTTCTGCTTTATAAGGATGAATTATGCCTGTTGAACTTTTTGGTCTTTCAGTAGGCAGAACTAAAAAGGAGGCGGCTTCTCGAAACACCCCAATCGAGAAGAAGGCTGCCTCATTTGTTCTGCCCGATATAGATGATGCAACGCCCGTCGAAGCCGGTGGGTATTACGGTGTGGGTATTGACCTTGATGGATCTCTTCGTGGTGAAACACAATACATTACGAAGTATCGTGAGATGGCTATGCAGCCTGAGATTGAACAAGCAGTCGAAGATATTTGTAACGAATCTATCATTACAGGAGAGCAAAGATTTCCTGTTGCTTTGAATCTTGATAACGTAAAGATTTCAGACGATGCCAAAGCAAAAATGAATATGGAATTTAATTACATTCTTCGACTTTTGGATTTCAATAACAAAGGATATGAAATCTTCCGAAGATGGTATATCGACGGAAAAGGTTATTATCATATGATCTTTGATCCTGCAAACAACAAAAAAGGTATTATTGAAATGCGTCCCATTGACGCAGCAAAAATTAAAAAGATTGCCAAGGTTGATAAAGAAACTGATAAGAAAACTGGTGTGAAAAAAATCAAGAGTGTCAAAGAGGTTTTCATCTACCGTGAAAAGCCCGGAGATGCCTCTGCTATTGAAATCGCACCAGAAGCAATTTGCTACTATCCATCTGGTCTTTACGACTCCTCTCGACAGCGTGCGATTTCATACTTGCAAAAAGCAATCAAACCTCTGAACCAACTTCGGATGGTTGAGGATGCAACCGTGATCTATCGTCTTTCGCGTGCGCCGGAACGAAGAATCTTTTATGTTGACGTTGGTTCGCTTCCTAAAAATAAAGCAGAGCAGTATGTCAAGGGTTTGATGAATCGTTATCGCAACAAACTTGTATATGATGCTAACACTGGCGAGATTCGTGATGACCGTAAATTTATGAATATGCTTGAGGATTACTGGTTCCCTCGTCGTGAGGGTGGTAAAGGCACAGAAGTCTCTACTCTCGACGGTGGACAAAACTTGGGCGAAATGGAAGACGTTTTGTATTTTGAAAAGAAACTTTACAAATCTCTTAATATTCCAATGTCTCGTCTTGAAACAGACACGGGTTTCAATATGGGTCGGGCATCAGAAATCACGAGAGATGAATTGAATTTTCAAAAGTTTATTGATCGCTTAAGATACAAATTCAATATGCTCTTTATGAACGCACTTCGTGTTCAGTGCTTGTTGAAGAACGTGATGTCTGACAAGGACTGGTACAAGATTGTTCAGGATATTCGTTTTGATTATGTCTCCGACTCTTACTTTACAGAAAGCAAAGAGTATGAAGTGTTGAAAGAGCGTCTTGATGTTCTGCGTGAGATCAATGACCACATCGGTGATTACTACTCAAGAGAATGGGTACGAAGAAACATTCTTCGTCAGACTAATGAGGAAATTAAGTCGATGGACAAAGAAATTTCCAAGGAAAGAGAACTTGGATTGATCCCAGAGAAATCTGATATGGGAGGAGGCTTCTAATGGATCTGTACCGTAATGCGATTGGTCTTATCGAAAATGCTCTTGCTTCAAAAACAATCAATCTGATTGAAGAGGCAGAAGAGTCTCGCCCAGAGAAAAAAGAAGCAGAGGCAACTGAGGAAGGTGACAAGGATGATATTACACTTGATCCAGAATTTCAGAAGGAATTCTTTTTGAAAACCTTTGAATATAAAGATAAAGTTATCACCTTGAAAAAAGTTGGTATGGGTGCATCTGCTCCTGTCTCAGCGTATGTTGATGGTAAACGAAAAGATATTTTTCTTACACTGAAGCAGGCTCGCAAAGGTATTAAGAAAATTATTGATATGGAAGAAAAACGAAAAGAGCCTGTAAAAGAATCATTTGTAAATGCAAAGATTTCAGAACTCGAAACGATTGACGAGTCCGGAGCGAGTGTTGTTT